GTGTATTGTTCGAGGCTCCCCCTGACCTGGAACGAGTGAGTCTGGAAGGGGCTCGCCGCCATCGTTAAGGTCTCTGCATCGAACGAAGACCACTTTACTTTTGCTTCGAGCTTGTCCACCCCACTCCACAACTCGGCTGTACCGGCCATTCCAAGTCCCTTGTAATCGATCATGCGATGGCGCGGTTGCGGGATTTCGACTTCTTCAGCGCGCCCGAGCAAGCCAACGCCATCGATGTACACGTTTGCGTTGGTGAGAGAGTTGATCTGGATGTTCATCCGATTACCTCGATAGTCCTTCGACGTTACTACGCGGTTGCTAAGGCGGATGTGGTCAAGGCATTGGTCTGACCCAGTTGCTGTAGGAGAGACACGTCGATAAACGTCTGGAAAGTCAAACGTTCCGCGGGAGGCGGCGGCATGACATCGATGTCGAACACCAACTGGCCTGCGGAAATCTGGGCTGGAGGATTCTCGCTTGGATCATAGCTAGCACTTCCGGCTACCAATGCGCCACGTTGGATCAGGGTCCGGAGGAACGAATTAACTGACGCCAGGATCGCGGTGATGAGCGCGTTGGAGATCGGCTGGTCGATGAACTGGAGCATCGCGAGCTCGACCGATTCTTCGATAACGTCCATCGTGCGTCTTACGCTGATGAAATTGTCAGGCGCGGTAGTGCTCGGGTAAGCGGACGAACGGTTCCCCAGACACGGAAACCAGTACCGAACGCATTGAATACAGTAAGTATTCCGTTTGAGTTCAAATTGTTGACGTCCGAAGAGGAATCGACTGCCGAGCAATACAGCTGCACATCGGGGCCTAGGATGCCTTCCACCTCCACGTTGGAGGGTGACCACCAATAGCCATTCGCGAGGTCACGAGCGGCGATCGCACCGGCTACCCATGAGGAGTACGGGCCCACAGCCAATGCGTTGACCTGGGAGGTCACGGGTGTGCCAGTGGTGCTGAGAGTTACCCCGGTAGGAACAATCCCGGTATCGTAAAAGGTCTCTTGCGGATAACAGAGGACAGCGCGCTTGCTCGAGGTGTTGAAGGCGTTCCCGGCCGCGCCACGATTGCTGATCGCGCTTGCAACCGGCGTTGAAGGGGGCGAATCCACCAGGGTGACCGCTCGAATTTTGTTCGCTAGTGCGATTTCGGCCGTCGCAACGTCCGCGAACTGTGAGTATCCGGGTGCGATCAGAATCTTCGCGAAGAACCCCATAGTTCCATAGGTGGTCTGGAGTGCCTGGATTCCGGTATAGACACCATTCGTAACCGCGCCGATGATGTCGGAGTCTTGAACCTTGGTCGGATCGGCGTAGTTGAAGGACACCAGCACCGTCGCGCCTGACGCGATGTGACCTCCCGATGTTGTGGGAACAATCGTGATTACTCCGTTGACGGCGTCGAGCGTGTAATCGGTTCCGGCGGCATAGGTGGTGCCGGCCGGATCGCTAGTGACGACCACGCTCGATACTCCCATGTGCCCAAGGTTGATTGCGCCTTGAGCATTGAACGGAAATGCGGTGGCAGCGATCGCCGTGAAATGGCGGGTCGGGTCGAATACATTGACGACTATTGCCTGCCCCGCGCCCTGATTCTGAATCGCTGCGAGCGCATAAGGGATCGTATAGCCTCGTACGATCGGTCCGAAGTTCGCCGCATCGAGTGCCGACGAAACCAGCGTCGGTGTGTTGACGGCGGGCGCGGTTGCGGGCGCCTCGACCGCCCAGGACGGAGCGGTACCCACTAGTCCGATGACTGCGGACTTAACTACTGTCACCGGGACAGGACCGCTGTCGACTTCGATGACTTCTATTCCGTGTAAAAAACTTGCTGGCATTTTTTCACCGTATGGTTTTGGATTGAGATCAGGATTAGACCGTATCGTTCAGACGGTCGGCGCTGTTTCGCCCGCGGTAGCTAGGGCCGTATCAGCGTAGCTCCAGGCGATATTGACTGAGGCTCCGCTCGCAATTCCGCCCGATGCCAGCCGTGTCACGACGCCGTTTACCGGATCGAGCGTGAAATCCGTACCGAGAACGAATGCTGAGCCGCCGAGCGTGCTGACAGTGAGCGCGATGATGTTACCGTTCGGAAGTTGAATCTGATCCTGCGAGTTAAACGTGAATTGCATGGCGCCCATCGTGACCGTGCTCTCACCACCCGCATCGAGAGCCACGCCCTTGATAAAGAGTGGGAAGTCGCAGCTACTCGAAGGCTCAACTGCCATCGTGGTCAACCCAATAGTAGTGAGGTAGATCCACACGCCGCCTTCGGCATCGCGTTCGACGAACTTCTCACGCACCATGAAGATCTTGCGCGCGCTCGGAACCTGGTATCCGGTCAGCGCGGCGCGGATCGCTTCCAGGATCGCGTACGCTCCCGGGGAGGTCGCTCCCGGAGGCCCGCCCACACTCCATCCCAGGTCGCGGACGAGTACGGTGACGTCGAACTCCATTTTTCGTTCCTGGATGATCGCCGCCGTGTCTTCGACTTGTCCGTAATCGGATCCGCGATATACGACCAGCGCCGCGCCGATTCTATGCGTCAGACGATAGTTCTTCGGGTTGTCCGGGAAGTGCACGATCTCGATCGAGGTCACCAGCGCCTGCAGCCGGGTCACGATTGCCGTCTCGATAGTGGCAATATCGATCGGGGTGGGCGGCGAGAACTGCTGCCTGATCCAAGGCGCGTCGAGAACAACTCCCATGGTTCTTAGAATCCCCTCATGCTCTTGCGATTGAAGATGCGCACGGGCCCTATGACCTCTTCGGCGCCTTGCGCGATCGCCGTTTCATTGCCATCAGCGCCAATGCCTAGAGTCATCTCGCCGCTCGCAACCCTGGTTAGCATCGCGAGCGCATCGTCATAGCGGCGGCGCGCATCGGCCAGGTCGTGGATCGGCCGCAGCGACTGCAGCCGGTAGATCGCGACGTCGCAGGCGAGCCGATTCAGCACCTCAGGCACGTCGGTCAGCGGTAGCGTAAAGCGGCCTGCGAGGTATCCATCGATCTCCGCCGACGCGTCATCAAGCGCCTGCTGAAGAACGGCAGTATTAATGGTGGTAATCGTCGGATCCTCGTTGGTTAGTTGAACCAGGTCACGATTCGGATAGCGATTGATGACGTCCTGAGGTGTCGCGTAACTCATGAAACCCGTTTCCTTGCTTAGGCCAGGTACTCGCTCACGATCAGGTCTGCGCTGTTTCGCCAGATGTTGGTGGTCGAAACGCCCGAGCTGGCGCCGGCGCCTGCCATGAATTCCGAGTTCAAGAGCTGACGCCCTACTTCCTCGAGTGCCGGAGGCACCAGGAGGTAGACGCCCTTGCCGCTAGCTAGCGTGCCGAATGGCATCGCGGCGTCAGTCTTCAGCGAGCGCATCGCAGTGCGGGCTGCGCCGTAGTTCGTAGGATTCGAGAGATCCTGATTGCTCGCATAAGCAAGCTGCCAAAGTCCGACTCCGGTGTTGGCGCGGCCGTCAACGCCATAGCGAAACTCGCGACGATTGAAGACCGCCTCATCGTTGATCGAACTCATTCGCGTCACCGCATACTCGCGGCGTAGCTGGAAGATGAACGGCCGGATCGCGCGCGATGCGTCGATCAGGAACCAAAAGGGACCGGAACCCGAGCTGTTGATATTGGAGGCCGTCGAATCCGCATCGGCACGTCCTAGCGGACCTACCGGATGCGTCGAGGAGAAGAACGGCTGACCATCGTAACCGACGACACTCGACGGCGTCGTAACCGAGTTCTTGATCATCTGAAAGAGGAGCATGTCGGGATGTACCTTGGTGTCCCATCCGAGCTGCTCGATGATCGGTTCGTAGACGCCATAGGTGTCATCTTCGATGTCATTGCGATCGATCGACACAGTATCTTCGAAGTTGCGGTTGGCGATGGTATAGGAATGCGCCTCGAGCGCCTGAATGACCCGATCGCCGAGCCACTCGCGAAACTTGGTCGTGCGTCCCAGCCATGGATAGGTACTCACCCGGCTGGAGGACCGCACGATCGAGCAGATCGACTCATAGTATGAAGGGGGCTTTTCGAATCCGCGCTGAAAGACGACATCGAAGCCAGTGAAGAGCGCGGACAGATTTTGCGGAGATACTTCCATCTTGATTCTAACTCCTTGCTAGTTGCGAGATCGCCTATGCGGCCGGCGTGTCCTGATGCCAGAAATCGACCCACACTTCGCCAGAGGCATCGACCGCGACCACCTCTCCAGCAACCGCGTATTGCTGCACCGATGCGCCCGAGGCGCGGTTGGTAGCGGTGACGTTGTTGTCGTCGAGCGCGAAACAAGGGCTTCCAACCGATGCCGCGGTGATCGAGTTGTCCTGCGAGTACATAAAGACGCCCTTGCGCACCGCGATCTGAATCGCGCCCGCCGCGCCCGGATTGTTCACCGCGTTCTGCGCCGGAATTCCATTGACGACGTACTCGGCGCGTCCGGTGACCTTCTGCGCGTTGGCAGTAGTGGTCGTCGCCGATGCGGGAACCGCGTTGCCGGCTGCGTTAATCGCGACCATGCTGCCGAGGTAGATCGTAGTGTTTGCCTCGACGTTGAGGACGCGGATGCGCCCGCCGTCGGCCATTTCGGGCGTGTTTCGAGAATTTGTCAGTGCCGCCATCTTTTCACC